ATGGTAAACACACACCTCAGCTTTATGCTTTTTCTGGCAGTAACAGTACTAATCAGAAATACCAGAATGATATTTCCTGTAATCAATACTAATGGCGACACGTGAAAGACCTTATTTGTAAGAAACAGAAAAATGTAATAACCCATCCAAGCGATAACACTTTTATAACTGCGTTTTCCAGGTCCCAGAAAAGCAGTCATGCATCTCTGCATAATCAGAAGATGCAGAAAAAGAAAAAACAAATCAGACACTGTCATCAGAAGCTGTTTCATTCTATAACCGCCTTTCCTCCTGCAATCTCGCAGAGTTGCCGGCGGACTTCCTTCTGTCTGTCCTCGCTGATTTTTAACTCCATCTCCCTCTCCCCGATATATACGGTCACATTAAAAAAATTCATCTTTTTTATGTAATCATAATTCACAAGAAAAGACTGATGGATACGCAGAAAATAACACCTGCTGTCAGCAAGTTCCTTTTCCACACCATTCAGTTTTCCATAAAAGTATTCTGTATGACCGCTGCTGAGAACGATATGTACAACACGGTTGCGGCTTTCAAAATACACTATATTATTCAGCGGAACTTTTCTGATTTCCTTGTTAAATGTGAACTGATAGAAAACTTCCGTTTCTCCAATCCGCTGGCACGCCTCCTTATAGTAGCGGCAGAACAGTTCCTTCTCTAGCGGTTTTGAAAGGAAACGGAATGGCTCCACCTCAAACAGCTCCTTTAAATAGCTGTCATATCCGGAAATATAAATAAACAGCACACTGCGGTCAGTCTCCCTGATGAGACGTGCCGCTGATATGCCGTCAACGTGTTTCATTTCAATATCTAAAAAAATAAGACCGTAGCGTTCTCCTGCCCGGATATGTTCCACAAGGGTTTTACCGTCAGCAAACACTTCGGTCCCTACGCGGATGCCAAGTTTCCTGTTTTCTGCCATAACCAGTGTCTCAAGACTACCTGCAAATCTCAAATCATCATCACATATAGCTATCTTTAGCATAGTCCCCCACGTCCTTTATATATAATTCCTTTTCTTCTAATTGTGCCTGCTCTAGCCTTTTTAGAACACAAGATAAAGTCTTTTTATTTGTTTCTGTCAGGTTGCGGTAATGAAGCACAATATCGTAACAGTCCTCCATTTCCTGATTCATTCGCATCTGTCCGTTAAGGTCTCTCTTAATATCAGAAATACCAAGAAGATATCCTGTGGAGACATTAAAATATTCTGACATCATTATAAGTGCTTTGGCGGTTATGGTTTGCGTATTATTCTCCATTCTGCTTATTGATTGCTGGGTAGAATCAATGATTGTGGCAAGAGCTTCCTGTGACAACCCATGACTTGTCCTAATTTCACGAATACGATTTACTATCATAGTTATAATTTCCTTTCTATTGTCATTTTACACAAAACAATAGCAGAATATTACAACGTATATGATTATCTAAATACTAATATATGGATATTCTTAAGAATTTTAGTTCTATATAGGGAATTGAATATAAAAGAAAAAATTTAAGGGCATAAATATTTCCCCACACAAGGGAAAAATGACAAAAAAGTAGGTAAATATTACGAGGTAAGAAAAAAAGCTTTGTTGCTGATATAATAAATAATAGGATTGTAAATTAGTAATAGAGTGCTAAGTTTTTTGAAAAATCATACATTTTAGATTGTAAAAGGAGGTAGCATATGGGAAATTACAGTGATTTTGATCTTGATATTCGTTCAGGAGAACCTGCAGAACCTGCAGCAATCACATCAAAGGCTTGTGAGGTTTTATGGGAAATGGCAACAGCTTCAATTGATTATTGTGGTAAAATCAGTGAATTGATTTGCCCAACAGATGCATGTACAGTGGGATGTTCAAGCGATACTTGTTCTGCATGTCATTCATATTGTGGAGCTGCATGTCGTAGAATCGGATAATTAAAAAGTTTAAAACTGTGTTATAGAAAATAAGCATTAAGCAGCACTCTTATTATTAATTTCAATGTAAAGCGATAAGGGGAAACCTTATCGCTTTATTAAAAGAAGAATGTGGGATTGATAATCATTTAATTTTACATAATTAGATGTCAGTAGAAAGTTTATTAATTTTTCTTAGAGCAATACGATAAGAAATGTAAAAAAATAACAATGTTACAAGGAAATAAACAGTTAGAAATATTAAGGAGACTATAATTCTTTGATTAATTAGTTCAAGATAGAAAAAAGTATCAATTTGGGAACTCATAACAAAAATGGTAATACTATTTAAACTAGAATAGCATAGTGCAAATAGCCAACACCAGTGTGGAAAATGTTGGGTTCCATTAAAAAGAACTCCTTTTATTGACATCCAAATGATTAACGCACAAGGCGCTAATGAAATAACCCAACCGTTTAAGCTTGTTTGAAAAAAATAATCTAGTAGATTAGTAAGATTATCTAATATAATTATACCCCAAAAAAGTTTAACATAAATTGTGTTCCGAATATTTGTGATCCTTTCATCACAGTGAATGGTGGTTTTCATAAGTTGTCCTCCTCCCAAAATAAATCGTTTAATGTTTTGTTAAGTACTTTGCATATCCGAATACAAAGCTGAAGACTGGGATTAAACTTTCCGCCTTCTAGTAAGTTGATAGTAGGGCGTGTAACATTAACTTTGGCAGCCAGTTCTTCTTGAGAAAGATTCATCTCAACGCGCGCTAATTTAAGACGCATATTTTTCATTTATATAACCTCCTTTCTATATATATTATATGATATATCAAACAAAATGTAAAGTATATAATACAAAAAATAATAAATATATAACGTTATGTGAAAAAGATTATTATGTTTTGGTAATAGAACTTTTAAGTATTTGATTCAAGTGTCGGAGTAATAAAAGAGTTACGAAATAAAGTAAAAGCAAATTAGGAGGAATTGATATGATGCCATATGAAGTAGGAAAGACGTTTATTATTAGGGTTCCATTATTATCTATAGAGACTTATAAGGAATTATGTTCAGAAAAGGATAATGATGCTTTTATACGAAAATGCTATGCAAACGATGTGCTAATGGAATCAATTGCTATAGCATCTACGAGTCTGTATGAAGCATTAAGAAGATATTGTATAAGCGGAAATGGGAAAACAGAGAATTTAATACAAAGTATAAGGAAATTTTTAAATAGAGCTGCAACAAGAACAACTCCTTTTGGTCTGTTCGCAGGAGTAGAGTTTGGTAATTTGGGTGATAAAACGGATATAGAGTTAAATTGTATTTCACAATATTATAAGCGCGCTAGAGTTGATATGGAGTGGCTTAGTAAAATAGTTATAATATGTGAAAATAATCCAACATATTGGAATCATTTGAGATTTCGATTTAATTCAGATTGTTATGAAGCGGGAAATCGCTTACTCGCACCTGGATTGAAGTTACAAGTACAAAGGGAAGAGTTTGTCGATTGTGTGGGAGAAGCGATGTCTGTAAAGAATACAGAAGCAGTAAAATTTATATATAATAATTTTGGTACAGATTATTTTATTATGAATGATTTGATTTTGAAATTTAAGGAAGAATACTGCGATTTAGATTCAGGCGTATTACTTGTTTTTTTGAAAAACTTGATTAATATGTCAATTTTAGTATCGGAATTGCAGCCACCACAAGTTGATACAAAACCATTGTGTTATGTAGTGAATATAATTAGAGAATATGAGATAGACGATGGCTTATTAAATAAATTACAGAGAGTTTTAGATTTAATTGAACAATATAATCAAACTGAAATGGGGAAAGGAACAGACTTATTTTTACGGTGCTGTGATTTGATGGGGGAGATTCAAAACTTAAAATCTGGACATTATCTGCAGGTTGATATGAGGACTAAGTATGTGCGTTGTGAGTTAAATAGAAGCGTTGCAGATAGTATTGAACATTTTATTGAAATTGTTCGAAATGAAGCATTTGTGTGTGAATATCCAGAGTCATTAAGAGCTTATTCTAATTTGTTTATTGAGAAATATGGATATAACAAAGAAATAGCAGTACAACAACTATTAGATCCAGATATTGGTTTGGGTGCTCCTGCTGGGTATAGCAATCCCAAAACTAACAATCCATTGGTAGCTTCTAAAAGTTATATTGCAGATAGAATAATGAAAATAATTACAGAGAAATTGGCAATTTGTAAAAATAAAGAACTTTCGGTTGATTTGGAAGATTTAGATTTAAAGTGGATATTTAATAAGAAGAATGAATTGACAGAACAAGATTTAGATTCCATGGAATTAGCATTTTACATAATGGGGGAATCAGAGGAGGATATCGAAAAAGGTGATTTTCTATTAGTAACATCGCCACTTTTAGGAAGTGATTCAGCGTGTAAAGCCATAGGTAGATTTACGGATTTGTTTGAGGATGAGAAAACTAAATTGTTTTTAGAGAATTTATATAACCAAGAAAGAGCATTGTCACATGATAGGGGAACACTTTTAATAGAAGGACATGAGATGCCAATTAATGGAAGGTATTATAATCTTTGTCAGAATACATATGGTAATAAATTGCAATTAGCGGTATCTCTAAATTTACCAGACGAAAAAATCAAAATAGAGTTAAATGATTTGTTTGTTGGGATATCGCAAGAGACAAATATGTTTTATGTTCGTTCTTTAAAAAACAATCAGCATGTTCGAATATTACTGCCTAATATGTTAGTACCGTCTTTGTATAGTAATACACTTCGTTTTTTATATGAGGTTACTAACATGAATTATAGTAATGTTTTTGCGATACAAAGTTTTTGTATGAGTTCACAATATAAAATTTTCCCACGTATAAAATATGGGAAAATAGTGTTGTCTCCTGCAAAATGGTATATTTCTATAGAAGACTTACATTTAAAAGAAAAAAGTTTTAAACAATTTAAGCAAGCTTTTGGAGAATACCGAGAAAGATATTGTATCCCAGAGGCAGTGTATGCAGGAAATGCGGATAATAGGTTATATTTAAATTGCATAGACGACTGTGATTTGCAAATTTTATATAATATGTTAAAGAAAACTCCTATTAATTTATTTGAAACATTTAGCATTGATAAAAATTGTTGGGTGAGAAATAGTGAAAAGGAATCTTTTGTGTCAGAAATTATTTTTCCTGTATTTAAAACTGCTGGTATAAAAGAAGATTTTCCTAAAGAGCGTAAGGAGGTAATAAAATTAGATACAAAATCAAGGTACATGGACAATGCCGCAGCAATTCCGCTTAATGCTGAGTGGAGAAATCAATTTCCAGGTCAAAATGGATGGTGGTATCTTAAATTATACTACAACAGTGTTAATTCGGATCGACTTCTTGGAGAAAATATATATTTTTTGTGCGAGGAATTATTAAAGAGGAAATATATTGATCTATTTTTCTTTATTCGATATGCAGACCCAAAGCCGCATATTCGCTTACGAATACATTTATGTGAGAAAAATATGGACGGAGACTTAATAAGTGTGTGGATGCAAAAAATGTATGCGGAATTAAATATTTCTTCGTGTAAAATAGATGTATATGAAAGAGAAATTGAGAGATATGGAGGTATAGAATTAATTAATTATGCTGAAAAGTTTTTTTATAGTGATAGTTTATATGTTATGCAATTATTAAAGTGTCAAAAAAATGATAAAAAAAATACGAAGATTGTAAAAGCGATAATGGGTATTTTGTCGCTAGCTTTGTGTACACAAATATCAGTTGGTAATTTGGAAAACCTTTTAAGTGAGATGGTTGATAAAAAGAAATATCGTGAAATATATCATGAACAAAGGAAGGAGATATTGAGGATTATTATTAATACAAGACATAACATTATAGAAGATAATCTCGAATTTATTCAAATATATCATTGGCGAAAAAGGATGTTCGAACAATATTGGAGAGAAATTGTCAAACAAGATGATGATTTGAAGCTTTCAAATAGTAGAAGAAATATTTTATTTAGTATAATTCATATGTTTTGTAATAGATATTTTGGAGATACCGAAAAGGAGAGGATGATTATGGCAATTTTATATCATGGAATACATGATACAAATGAAATGGAAAAGCATAATATTTTAAATGGTAAATAAAGATTTATTTTTGAAAAAGTTAAGAAATTTAATAGAGAATAGGTGGTGAATTCATATATGGGGGAAAAAAGTAAGTTTAAAATAACGGAGGCAGTAAAGATTTTTGTAAGACTTCATGGTTTTATCATAAATATTACTCCTTTTAGAATAGTATTATCTATAGTAATTACATGCATATTGGGAATATTACCGAGTGTATCAGTATATACTACACAGTTAATTATGAATCAAATACAAAAAAAAGAACTAGCGGTGTATTCAATTATCATGCTCTGCATATTATATATAGCTGTGGACATGGTAAGCACGATATTAAATTATGTGCAAAGTTACAATACGTTTATTATTAATCAGAAGATTGATTTGGCACTTATTGAAAACGTTTTAAAGAAAACTAAAGAATTAGAGTTAGGTGATTTCGAAACACCAGAAATAAATGATTTAATCAGTCGTGCTAATGAACAAACAAGTGGAAAGGCATATGCTTTTTATATGTTAGTATTAGGAATATTTCAGTCATTTGTTCTGATTTTTAGCAATGCATATATATTGATACATTTAAAGGAATATTTCATCCTGTTAGTACTTATATTTCTAATTATTATACATTCTATTAAAACACTTAGATTAAGTGAAAAACAATACTTTATTATCAAAGAAAGAACAAATGATTCAAGAAAACAATGGTATTATCAATATTTGTTGACAAATGATATAGCATTTAAGGAGATTAAACTATTTGGTAGCCATTCGTTTTTGATTTCAGAATTTAAAAAATTATATTATCTTTTTTTTGAACAAGATAAGGATATACAAAAGGAGATAATAAAAATGGATATAAGTATGAATTTGATCGAACAAGCTGTGATTGGTGGTACATTCTTAGGTTCGATGGCAGATGTATACAATGGAAAAAGATTAATTGGAGATGCATTGGCATATATAAAAGGTATAAGTAATATAAAAAGTGGAATCCAATCAATTTGTACAAAGATAGTAGCAATGTTAAAACAAGCATATTATATTCAACAATTATTCGACTTCCTTGATTATAGAAGTGTGATAAATAGTTCCACCGGAACGATTAAAATTGACGAAATTGAGAAAATTGAATTACAGTCTGTTTCGTTTCGATATTCTTATAAAAAAAATGATAGTATTAGAAATGTTAATTTTGTTTTGAAAAAGGGTGAACTGTGTTTAGTGGTTGGAGAAAATGGTTCGGGTAAAAGTACATTTTTGAAATTGTTATCAGGATATTATATGAATTACACTGGAAAAATTTTGGTTAATGATATCGATTTTAAAGATTTGGATATAGAAAATTATCGAAGCAAGGTTAGTATCTTATTACAAGATTTTACACGGTATGAAATGACAATTGACGAAAACATTAGGATGGGTGTACTTAATGAAGAAATTTCTAATGATAAAATTCAAAAAGTTATGTTTGATGTTGCGCTTGATAGTTCATTAACTGCTAATAACAATCAGCAGTTAGGATATTGGTTTCAAAATGGAACTCAACTATCAGGAGGGCAGTGGCTTAAAATTGCTCTTTGTAGGACATTTTTAAGGCCAGCAGATATAGTAATGTTCGACGAACCCAATGCAGCATTAGATCCAATATCTTCAAAGCGAATTATGGAAATGATAGAAGAAAAAACTCAAAATAAAATATGTATTATTTCAATTCATCATCTTGCAAATTTAAATTTAATTGGGAAAAAAATATGTGTATTTAAAGATGGAGAAATTGTTTTGCAAGGGATTTATCAAGAGTTAAGTGACGAACTAGAGAAATATGGGTTAAACCCTGAAAAAAATTAGATAAAAGAGAGGTAAAATAAATGATAGGAACTAAAGAAGTTATGGAAAATGAAAAAAACTTAAAATCAATAATAGAGTTCTATTTAAATGGTGTAGAAAAGTATCTAGCATATGATACTGTGTCTGATAGCCTACATTCAATATTGCTTTTGGCAGAGCTTTATAATAATTTAGAAAATACTAAAAAATGGGATAAGATAATATATTTGAAATGGAACAATATTCAAGAAAAAAGTAAAGGCAATGGGAATTCTTTTTTTGCAAGAATGGGTTTTTTCAATGGGTTGGCAGAAATATGCTTTATAGCAGATATTTTAAATAGTTCTACGGGAAATTATCAAAAATTAGTATATAAATTACGAACTGCTTTTATAAATACAATCCCTTCATATGTTCATATGTTGTATGAACATATGAAGGAGATGAAATGTCCTGATTATGACTGTATTAATGGTGCATCAGGAGTTATTCGTTACTTACTAGATTGTCCGCATGATCAAGCAAAGGATATGGCAAAACTATTGGTTCAATATTTGGTTGATGTTACTAATAGAAAAGGTGAATATCCTGCATGGTATATTAAGAATTACAATTTACCAAGTGAAGAGGATAGAATACTATATGCATCAGGGGCGATTAATTTTAGTTTGTCACATGGTGTATCAGGTATATTGGCTATTTTAATAATGGCATTACAAAAGGGAATTTGTGTATCAGGGCAAAAAAGTGCAATCGAAATATTAGCTCACAAATATATTCTTGAGTATAAAGTAGTCGAGAATAATATTCCATATTGGCCAGGAATGCTATCATATGAAAAATTTAAAAAAAGAGAAATAGATGATTTATCAAGACGAATGAGTTGGTGTTATGGTTCAATAGGAATTTTACGTTCATTACAACTTTACGAGCAAGCTTTTCCGGATTATAGGTTGAAAAGAGAAATTGAAGATGCGGTTATATTTTTATCAAAAATTCCGTGCGAGGAGTATTTGTTTGATTCGCCGACAATATGTCATGGATATGCAGGAATGTTAGTTGTTTTGAACGTTATTAACCAGGAGGTTAAGTCCGATGTAATACAAAAGCGTGTACTAGAATTGGTGGATATATTAAATAATTTCTTTAGTGAAAAAAATAGATTTGGTTTTCAAAATATTGACTTTGTATCTTCGGAAGAAGGGATATTAAAAAATGTAACGGAAGATCTTTCTTTTTTGACGGGAAGTACAGGAGTGATATTAAGTATGCTATCTGTAGTAAGAGGAGAAACAACATTTGAAAAACATTTATTAATAAAATAATTTTGATATTGTATAAAGTATAAAAGATGAATAATAATATTTTTCTGTTTCTTACAAATAAGGTCTTTCACGTGTCGCCATTAGTATTGATTACAGGAAATATCATTCTGGTATTTCTGATTAGTACTGTTACTGCCAGAAAAAGCATAAAGCTGAGGTGTATGTTTACCATACTGATCTGTTCTGTATGGATGCTGGTTGAGGTTCTGTGTGCAATGGTACTGACGGTAGCCGGAGCGCAAAACGCTACCCTTTCAGATGCCGGCAATGTCATCTCCAAGCTCTGCATGCTTCTGCTTTCCGTCCTGATCAGCCACTATATGAAAGTCAAAAACAGTCCTGAGATTTCCCTCAGGTATTTTCTTGTCATCCTGCTGGTTCCGGCAAGCAGCATATATATCATGCACAACATATTTATCATTGCAGCAGTATATGATGAATTCTCCAAATTTTCTGTTTTTGCCAGTCTCATGCTTCTCCTTGTCAATTACGTGGTTTTTGAGATATATGACTGGATGAGCCGGGATGCAATGGTCAGGGAGCAGAACCGCCTCTACGGACAACAGCTTGAACTATGTAGCCGGCAGGCAGAGGAACGGGAAAGTCTTTATCTTGAAATAAGGCGTCTCCGTCATGACATGAAGAATTATCTTTCCTGCCTTCTGGGTGCAGTGCAGACAGGTGAAAAGAAGGAAGCGGAGATGCTTATACAGGAAATGCTGAATGACGGAATCAGCAACAGAACTTCGGAAGTTTCCCGCAGCGGTAACATTGTGGTGGATTCGCTGGTCAACTATAAACATGACCTTGCCGAAAAAGAAGGGATTATGTTTGAAGCCAATGTATTCATTCCTGTGTCCCTGCCATTCCAAAGCGGACACCTTGCAGTTATTTTGGGGAATCTGCTGGACAATGCTCTGGAGGCATGCCGAGGCGTACCGGAAGGACAGCGGTACATAAAGCTGGATATATCCTATGTAAAGGAAATGCTTCAGATATGCATACGCAACAGTTATCATGCAACACATAGAAAAGACAGTTCCGGCAGATATCTTACCACAAAGAAGGACACGCTGGATCACGGCATCGGGCTGTCATCCGTAGAACAGGCAGTATCCTGTTATCACGGCGAGATGACTGCTGAAGGAACAGGGAACGAGTTCCGGGTATCAGTGGTAATGTACGGCTCTGACGGGGAAAAATGACGAGTTGTGTCGTATTTTCAACATACAATAATGTAGAATGCAAAAATATACTATACTTACGCCTATCAGATCAAAGAGGGAGGTGTCATTTTATGACAAAGAAAGCAAGTAATGCAGTAGCAAAAGTTTTAGAGAAAGTTGCAAGTAAATCAGTAAAGATGGCGGTAGACAGCAGGTGTATGTATATTTATCATCAGCCGAAACAGCCTGCCGGGGTCAAAGAATTTCGCAATAAATAAGTCATTTATAAAGTGCGAAGTGAGAATGCAGTCATAGACATGGGAATGATTCATGGCTTGGCTGCATTTTTTATGTATAGCTGAAAAAAGATTCCTTGAATACACTTCCTGAAGCAGATAAGACATTACGAGGGGAGAAACAGTCTGTTGGTGGGAAGGAAGTTATGGATAAATTCTGCTTATTTTTCGGAAAAGGCAAAAAATAAAAGAATAGGCAGTACACAGACCGCTACTTGGCGTGCAGTTTTATCGGAAAGGGTAATGACTGCACGCTTATTTTTTACCCTTTCTGCTGTTAAAGGCGTAGCAGAACTTCATAACAAGAGTCCACCAGATGTCCTTCATTTCAAGAAAAATCACGAAATGGAGGACATTTTTATGTCAGAATGGAGAAAAATCCGAATACAGGACTATTACAAAGAAGCTGTAGGAGAGGAAGAATATACCTATGTCACCCCGGAGGTTTATGAGATACTGGCGAACACTTTCAGAAAAGAAGCGCATGCAGAGCAGATGCGGGATTTGAGGAACAGAACCGCAGAAGGATATACGGAAGGCGATACGGAGGACTTACTAATGGAATCCCCGGAGTCATTGGAAGATATGGTCATCCGGCAGATGGAAATAGAAACCTTACAAAAAGCGATGCAGACACTTTCGGAAATCCAAAGAGAGCGCCTGCATCTTTATTTTTTTGAAGGGATGACTACGAGGGAGATTGCCGACAGACAGGGAACAAATCAGAATGCAGTGTGGAAATCCATACAGAGTGGTGTAGCAGTTTTGCGTCGTTTTTTCTAAGCGGAAATTATTTCCCAATGTGCTAAGTGTGTTATGTTTACAAATCATTTTATGGTACAAAATGGGGAGCCTCACAGATTGGAGGCTCCCCGTTTAATGCAGGAAAGAACCATAGTTCTGCCTGTCATCAATAATATAATCAATTTTTACACAGTTTTCTTCTTCCTTTATCTGGAAAACGAACCAGAGATGCGGCCAGAAATTCAGGACACGGTATCTGGCAGGAATATATTTCAGTCTGGCGCAGCCGATGAGCGGCTGGTTTTCCAGATAAGAGATTTTCTCATCATAGGAATCCAGCAGGCGCATGGCACATTCCAGTCCGTTGTCCGCATGACAGCGGTCAACATAGTCTTCAAGTACGGCGTTAGCCGCAGGGGAAACATCTACTTTATACATGGGCAGCTTTCTCCTTTAAACGGCTGCGTAAGTTTTCGCTGACGGTACGGGCAGGAATATCCGCAATACCGGCACGCCGCTGTTCCTCGACTTCAATCAGCTTTTCACGAAGTTCAAGCTGTTTTTCTCTCTGGTCATACGCTGTGATATCCATAACCACCAGATCGCCTTCCCCGTTTTTGGTCAGGAATACCGGCTCACCGGTCTGTTTGCAAAGATTGGCTATTTCTGAATAATTCTGCCGGATTGCAGCAGAAGGTTTAATCAATGTCTGCATGGTCAAAACTCCTTTCATAGTAAAATTCTGAATCAATTCTAATCTTATTATACAATGAATGGCAGAAAAAAATACAGCAGAAAAGAAAAAATAATTTTTTTTTAATTTTTAGGGTGGTCAAAACGCGTTTTTGTGTGAGTACCTTATGAGAGGAATTATTTTCGGACAGATGGTCTCTTTCGGGAACGCCTCTCATGGTACATTGACAAACGCCGGAGAGGAGCTTCCAGAAGGAAACTTAAACCGAGAGCAGTGGCATATCACGAGTGAGCTGCCAGCCATATCCAACAATCTGGATACATTAGCCATTCCAAGAGCCGTTACCGGGGCGCAGTGACAGTCCTGCGACTACAGGGCAGGAAAGGACTGACGGTTTTGTCTGTCAGAATCCGCTGCCCTGTATGCCGTGAAAAAGATCGCATCTAAGGATTCGAGCGGGAAAGCCGGGGAACAGCCCATCCGTGGCGGGTGGGTGCGAAGACGGGAATGAGCCTATAATGATACTCCTTGAGATAGCCAGCACGCAGTGGTGGAGGTGAGATGCCAGTGATGTCTGCCTGCCGATTGGCAGATGCCAGCAGACAATTCAGATTGTTGCCTAAGGGTGTACCGGGACAGAGAGAACGCAGGAAATTCTTTTCATGCTCCTCTGTTTTTGCGGCACATCCGGCTCCGGGGAGTAGTGTCGAATAGGAGCAGTCATTTCATAATAAATGAGATGAAGGACAAAAGGAAGTAAGGCTTAATAACAGAATTCATGCGGTGGAGGTTATGGCTTCCACCGTATTCTTGTGGGATTAAGCACAGATGAATATGAAAAATGAAAGATGCCGCAAATGTGGCAGGGAAAGGACGGATATGGATATGAAGAAAGAAGATATGAAACAGGTAGAGAAGGTCTTGGATACGGAGCAGGTTGGCTATGCATTTCTCTATCCGAGTGGTAGTGGAGCAAGAAAAGAGTACATGATTTCCACAACGCCGGAGAATCTGGCAAACTTTTTAGGAAGCCATTTCATGGATGCAGAAAAGATGATTGTCACAGATATGTGCGACAGACTGATTCTGGATACCTTTGGCGGTTTTATCAATAACTGTCCGGATCAGAAGCTCTGCGGAGAGATTGTGGCGAAGTTGGCTCCCATTCAGATGGGCGAGGCAGAGGCCGGAGAAGTCATCATGGTAGACCGCGATGTGGCAGATGCTTTCTTTGCGGCAGAGGATGAGGCAGTAACAATGGCAGAATGTGCCATCATGTAGGAAAAGTGTTTGTAGCTGAGATTTTAAGATTAGTATTCGTGAAATGGAGGAATGGAAGATGCGGGTATTAGTTGGAATAGGGATTGCAGCAACCGTAGTTGTGATTGGAACACTGGTGCTTTTTGCAATGGCGGTAAATACAGCAGGAAGCTATCAGAGGGATTGAGGAAGGAGTATGGCGGTATGGGGAATATGCAGCAGGGAGCCAATGAGGTCATGTATAAGATTGCTTCACATCTGCTTTCAAAGATGCAGGAAAGCGGTCTGATAAGTGAGGAAGAAAGAGAAAAAATCAATGTTTTGAACATAGAAACCTTTTCTCCGGAACTTGCCAAAGTATATCTGTAATAATGCTAGATATATTTTGGTTAGTGTGGTAGTGTATGTAGCTGACAAGGGCAACCCCCCCTTGAAAAATAAGGAAAGGAGAGACAGATATGGCAAAAAAGATAACGGTCATTCCGTCAGTTTCCGAGAGTCTACATACACAGACGAAACCGAGAATCCGGGTATGCGGATATGCCAGAGTGAGTACGGCCAGTATGGCACAGGCAGATTCCTATGCCGCACAGGTGGGGTATTACACGGAAAAGATACAGAGCAATCCCTTATGGGAATTTGCCGGGGTATATGCAGACGAAGGAATCACGGGAACCAAGGCGAAAGGCAGATACGATTTTAATGAAATGATAGCTGCCTGTGAAGACGGCGATATCGACCTGATTTTGACCAAATCCATCACAAGGTTTGCAAGGAACACGGTGGATTGCATCCAGACCATACGAAAGCTGAAAGCCATCGGTGTGGGGATTATCTTTGAAAAAGAGAATATCAACACACTGGAAGAAAAGAGCGAGCTTCTGCTCACCATCATGGCATCCGTGGCGCAGGGAGAATCCGAAGATTTTTCAGGAAACAACCGCTGGGCGGTTATCAGCCGGTTTGAGAAAGGGAACTTTATTGTCGGCACACCGGCATACGGATACCGGAAGGATGAGGATGGGAACCTGATGATCGAAGAAAAAGAAGCGGAAGTGGTAAGGCTCATTTTTGAATCCTATCTAAACGGTACCGGAACATACCTCATCAGTAAAATGCTGAATGAGCAGGATATCCCGACCATACGTGAGAGCGAGCAGTGGCAGGACAGCGTGATTAAGGAAATCCTGAAGAATCCGGTGTATGAGGGAGATGCCCTGCGGCAGAGGACATACACAGAAAAGCAGTTCCCGTTTGTCCGAAGGGTAAATACCGGGCAGATGCCAATGTATCTGACAAGGGATGCCCATCCGGCGATTGTCACCCACGAAGAAGCGGAGGCGGTAAGAAGCATCATGGAGTACCGGAGCAGGATCCTTCATATGGGAGGAGAGAAGTGCCAAAACAGATACTTATTCAGCAGCAGAATCATCTGCGGGGAATGCGGAATCCATTTCCGTAGACAGAAGATATACATCGGAAAGCCTTATGAAAAGATTATCTGGACCTGCCACCGTCATGTGGAGGATAAGGAGAGCTGTCAGATGAAGGCAATCCGGGAGGATATGCTGAAGCAGGCATTTATTACCATGTGGAACAAGCTGTACACCAATCAGGGGACGGTGTTAGAACCCCTGCTAAAAGCACTGGGCGGGCTGGCAGCAAACCAGCCGGATACCGAAGAAACAGAACAACTGGATAGAGAAATAAATAGTTTGAGCGAGCAGAGCCGAATCCTGAATCAGGTCATGAAGAAGGGATATATGGACTCTGCTCTTTTTATGGAAAAGAACAATCTGCTGGCACACCGGCTGACGGAATGCAGGAGAAAGAAAACGCTCCTTGCAAGAAAGCAGAAACGGACAAAGGAGATTGTAAGGACCGAGCAGCTCATAGGGCTTCTGAAAAAGGAAGGATACCAAAGGAAATTCAACGAGGAATTGTTTGACCTTACAGTTAAGGAGATTCGGATATCCCTAACCCACGAAATCACCTTCTGCCTGCATAACGGGCTGAGCCTGACGGAAGAGGAAGGAGGGGATGCGGATGCAATGGCATACACCAATCGGGTATAAGGTCATAAACGGAAAAATCGAAGTTTATGAGGAACACAGAAAACTGGTGGAACAGATTTTCAGGGATTATGACAGCGGTATATCCACATGGCAGATTGCGAAGAGTCTGAAGGGGCTGGGCGTGAAAAATGCAAATGGAAGAGTGGCATGGACCCATGCTTCCATAGGAAGAATCCTGGAGAATTATAACTATCTGGGAACGGAGTATTATCCACAGATTATAGAGAAGGAACTCTTTGACAGAGTCCAGAAAAGACGGGAGCAGGTAAGAATCGAAGGAAGCCGGGGAAAGCACAGACCGGAAAAGAGGGAACGGCTGTTATTTGGAGGGGTTTTAGTATGTGCGGAATGCGGTAGTGTTTACAGCCATATTCAGGCACACAACAAAAAGAAAAAGAACGAGATTCCGAAGTGGAAGTGCAAGAACTATGTGTATCAGAATAGAGTAACCTGCAAAGGCGGCTTTATCTCGGACAGGCAGGTGGAAGAGGTGTGCATTCATGCCATCAACAGCCTGATACAGAACCCGGAGTTGACGGAGAAGTACCAGGAAAAGCAGCAGCAGATCAGCCCAGCATACCGGAGACTTGAGACACGGCTGGAGAACATAAGAAAAGCAGCTTTAGAAGAGGGTACAGATACGGATATGGATACCGGGCAGCCCTGCACCGGAGAAACCGGTACGGAGAAACTGACAGCACTGCTTTTTGAACGGGCGGTGGAACGCTACAAAACCCTTGAGGTAAGGGATGAGGACATCCGATCAGAGGAGATGAAAGAAACACTTGCCGGCAGGGAAGAAATCACAGAATTTGATGAGGAACTGTACCGGAAGCTGATAAAACAGATTTTAGTGTACAAGGACAACTCAGTCAAAATCATTTTTCACAATAACAACAGTATAAAGATTGGATACGGAGAGGAATAAAATCCCTGCCATCCGTATCCGGGAAGGAGGAGAATATGCCGGCTACAGCAGTCCAAAAGAAAGTATCCATGATTCCGGCAAAACCCCAGTATGACAGAAGCATTAAGCTGTCAGAGAAGAAACTGCGGGTAGCGGCCTACTGCCGGGTCAGCACGGAGCTTGAGGAGCAGGAAAGCAGCTATGAGGCACAGGTGGAATACTACACCAGAAAGATACAGGAAACAGAGAACTGGAAACTGGCGGGCATCTATGCCGATGACGGAAAGAGTGCCACCAACACCAAGAAGCGTGACGATTTCAAGGCCATGATTAAAGATGCAGAAGGCGGTAAAATCGACATGATACTGACGAAATCTGTCAGCCGTTTCGCCAGAAACACCGTAGACTCACTGCTGACCATCCGCAAGCTGAAAGAAAAGAACGTGGCGGTGATCTTTGAAAAAGAGGGCGTCAACACACTGGATGGAACCGGGGAAATCCTGATTACCATCTTAAGCAGTCTGGCACAGGAGGAAAGCCGCAACATCAGTGAGAACACCAGATGGGGTGTGGTCCGAAGGTTTGAAAATGGCAAGATGATAGTCAACCACAACAAGTTCATGGGGTATACCAAAAACGAAAATGGCGACCTGGTCATTGTACAGGAAGAGGCAGAAATTGTGCGGTTGATTTTCCGGCTTTATCTGGAAGGATATAGTGCAAAAAAGATAAGCCAGTACCTAGAGGAGAATGGTATAAAAACTGCCACAGGACAGGATAAGTGGTATGACTCGGTAATCTTTAAAATGCTCCGCAATGAAAAGTACATGGGAGATGCCCTACTACAGAAGACCTACACCATAGATTTCATGACCAAGAAAAAGGTCATCAACAAGGGAATTGTGCCACAGTATTATGTGGAAGATGACCATGAGCCAATCATACCGAAGGAATTATTTTACCGGGTGCAGGAAGAACTGGCGAGACGTGCATCCATGAATAAATCAGCGGTCACACGGAAGAAAAATCAGAAAAGTAAGTTTTCCTCAGAATATGCCCTTACCGGTTTACTGCTCTGCGGAGACTGCGGACAGGAATACAGAAGAGTTACATGGTCGAGAAATGGCAAAAAAAAGATTGTGTGGAGATGTAGTAACCGACTAACAAACGGAACCAAGAACTGCAAGAAATCAGAGACATTGGAAGAGGGTGCTTTAAACCGGGCAGTCATGGAGGCCATAAACAGAATTACCTGCAATGACGGAGATTTTGTAGGAGCCTTTAGACAGAATGTCATCCGGGTAATTGGAAGTTACAGTGGAGAGCAGGAGCCGGATGAATACGATGAAAAAATCAAAGAAAAGGAAGAAGAGATGGTGGCTCTGATTGCGGAGAATGCAAGGGTAGGCTCCTACACCGATGAATTCGATGAGAGATACCGCAGGATAGCAGAAGAAAGCACCACCCTAAAAGAGGAGCAGATAGAGGCAAGACGGAAGAAAAAACTGGCTGCCAGTTATGAACAGCGATTGAAGGATATGGACAGTTTCCTAGAGAAACAGACCTGCCAGATACCGGAATTTGATAATGACCTTGTAAGAAGGCTGATAGCAAGCATCAAGGTAGTCTCTGCCGAGAAGCTGATAATACAGTTCCAGTCGGGAATCGTCATGGAGCAGGAAATCAGATATGAGTAAGTGACAGGCAGGGATGACAACTGAATAGGGAAACGGAATTCCTGCCTGTATTTATGGTAAGAATAAAATGCCCGATGGGTTCGGGTGTTTTATTGTTGGCATAAATGAAAAGATATAAAATGCAGATTGTAGAAAGACCGTACCATCAAGTATAATATAAACAAGGATACCAATATAGAGAAAGCAGTTGTAATGGGTATTAAGAAGGGAGCTTAAATGATAATTGATGTTTCAGATATAAACACAATTCCTGTGGATATAGAACAAAAAGTATTGGAGAGATTTCAAAGCCTACCTTGTAGTATAGTATCTAAGATTAAGGAATGCGAAATCGAATATGATAGGGATGTGTGTTGTGCAATAGAAGATTATATAGGGCCTAGTTCGGCATATTATTTTTACAGAGAACTGTGTGTGTTGTTTGAGAAGTATGAGATGATTTGCTATCATTCAACTAAAACACTTGATGAGAAAATAATTCTCACATCTGGTCTTCAGACCAATGAGTGGAATGCATATAGCGCACATATTATTAAAACATTACATACTCTTGAAGCTTCAGAGGAAGAAATTACTCAAGCGGTTGAAGCCATAAAAAAGAAATATGATTGGAAATATCCTTCGCATGACAGAGAACCGCAATTATGCTTTTATTCAGATACAGGTCTCTTAAGTGAAGATATGCATGCTGGATACGAACAATTCTGCGAAAATATTGGAGGAGAATTAGCGAGGGATGCATTAAAGAATGAGTATCCACAGTTATATGAATATTTGAGAGCAAATGGAAAGGCATTTTTAGTAAAATTTAAAATACCGTTTTCCAATATAAAGGACTATAACCAGGATTCTATAATATACCAGTTTGTTTCTTATTTTGCAGGAAAGTACTTTTGGAACTATGATTATGAAATTCATTTTGATGGAAATACGGATAAGGAAATACCAGCAACTGATATTTTGGAACTTATACCGTATACTGTAAACAGGTATTATTTTTATGAATAGGGGAAGGCAGATGTATGTTTAAACAAATGTATTTAGCAATAGAGCAAAATAAACTTAAAGGAAGGTTTGGAGGAACAGTTACAAATGCTATTCTGGAAGTATTAAATAAGGAAACGGATGTGAAACATCAGGAATATATCTATCAAGTGTTGTCCCGATTTAATGCTGCAGTAAAAGTAGTAGAAGAGGCAATTGGAATTAGTCCAACAGAAGAAGAGTGGTCAGAGTACGAAGAAGAATATCACGATATGTATATCAACATTTTGTTGAATAATCTTAATAAGCTGTACTTCAGATTTGGAAAGACAAATTTTATGGAGCAGTATTCACAAGTTTATTGGAAGCATACGCAAGAATTTATTTTGCAGTTGTGGAAAGAACTTCCGGATGGGAAAAGTGTTGCTACTAATGAGGCAAGTTTTATAAAGATATTTGATGATTTTTTTGCGGAAACAATGAAGGTTTTTCCAGAATTCATTGTAAAGCAGCTTAGAGAATTTCAGAATTTGTATAGAGCAAGCCGATATGAGGTGTTTGACAATTACAAATACATTATTCCGAATCCGGCATATTGCCACGACACCAGATGGAATGAAGATGGAGAAGCCTTTCTTTATTTAGCATATGACAATGAGGGGCAGGACTGTCAGAATATAAAGCTTGCCCAGAAAACATGCTTTGAGGAGTTACGGGCTAAAAATGGAGAACAACTCTCGGTATGTAAATTTAAAGTAGTACATAAAAGAGTTAAGATATTGGACTTGTCATATGATGGTATTGATTATGATGAGCAATTAGAGGAATTAACAGAATCTGAGCATGATTACAAAGAAAGAATAATGCAAGTGATTCAGGATAAGCCTAAGCTAAAGAATCGAATGGTGTCGTATGCGAAACATAAAGATGAGGAATCATTCAGAGCAGAGTTGGAGCGAATACAGAAAAAGCTAGGCTTAGATAGAGAAATACACTGGCAGGTACAGTTACAACTTTCAAAGATTTTGATTGGAAATATCTGTGACTCGATTTTTTATGCTGTGGATAAAGAGGATGATCCTAAGTTAGAAGCATATATTCCTTTTAGAGCATTTAGCAGATATCTGATGGCTAAGGGATTTAGTGGAGTAGCCTACAGAAGTACAAGAATGGCATTGATTGGTTTACAAGGAAAATGTGTTACTCTTTTCAATGTGGAAGATGCAACATATATTGACGGTGAGATGGAAGTTTATGAGTATCAGCAGAATGGCTGCAAGTTTATAAGAAAATATTAGAAGAAAAACAAAGATATATAAGGGAGAAATAGTACAATGGAGAAATTGGAAAGCAGAAACGAATATGACAGAATCGGTGAGATGAATCATCAGCTGTATATTATGAAGAAGAATAACAAGGCACTTCGTTCAAAATGGCGGCAATCTAGAGAAATGCTAGAAGAGGTCATGAAAACGTTGAGTGACAAAGAAAATAAGTTGAAAGAGGCATTAGATAATTCAATCACAGCATTACTCCGTATGCAGGTACAAGAAGATAATGCTCCATTAAAGAAAATCAAGTTAGATAAGATGAATGGGGAGCCTGTATGGGTAGTGAGTTGTGATCATGATGGAAGGTGGGGAATCGTCAACAGTAGTCGAGAATCTGTAATTTTCCCGACAATTGATGGAGTGGAAGAAGAATATTGGTTTGATGGTAATTATATTTTTCGCTTTAAAAAAGAAATTAAGGATTTTTCAAAGATATTAGAAAAGTATGGTTTGAAAGACGAAGAGTAGCTGATGGAGACTAGAAATGAGTTTTTATTTATATAGATTTATAGATGCTGAGAAAAGAATTATTTATATTGGAAGGACAAATGATATAAGGAGAAGAATATTAAAGGAGCATTTTACGGATAATACTCATTTGCCTAAAGAGTGTTATTTGGAAACGGAAAAGGTAGAATACACAGAGATAACGAATGAGTCAGAAGAAGTGGCATATGAGGCAATATTGATTAATCAGATACGTCCAAAGTATAATACTCAGTTTAAGGATGAAGGAGATTTTAATGTTAAAGTACCAGAATTCCATTGGAATGTATTTGAATGGGAATATGAAGGTCAACTTGCTTGGTTAAAGAAGAAAAAAATGGGTGTAATTAATGCAAAAGATGTAATGATTAATTGTATGAGTGAATCTGAACAGCAAGTTGCATTAACTGGTATTTTGAATGTAGATTCTAGAATGATTATGTCGAAGCGGAGTTTTACGTTAGTTGCAGGAGTAAGTGGATCTGGAAAAACAGATTATTTGCTTAACATTGCAAAAAATAATGCTATAAAGGGAAAACGAGTTCTTTTCATTAACCTAAAAAACAGTGTAGAAGAGTTATCTGTCCGCCTTATGTCGATTAAAAGTCATGTATCTTTTCAGAAGATAGTACAAAAGCGAATGACTGAACAGGAATGGGAGCAAGTAATTAATAGTGTTGAAAATAGTGATGAAATTATGTTTTATAATATAAATCAGAATTACTTGGAACTTAAAAATATTATGTCTGAAATAATGACGAATAGTGTTGATTTGGTTATTATTGATGATATACAAATGGTGGAAGACGAAGGGAATCGTTTTGTTAAGGAAAGAATGGATTATGTTTTAAAGAATATTAAAACAATTGCTGTCCGGTTGTCTGTGCCGGTTATTGGGGCATATTGTATTTCGAGCAAAGAGGTTGAGAAAAGGGCAGATCATAGACCATTATTATCTGATTTGGAATACAATGGATTACTTACTTATCCAGACAACATACAGCTATTATATCGAGATTGGATGTACAATATGGAAAGCGAACAAAAGAATATAGAAGAGATATTTATAGTCAAGAATATGCTTGGAGATATCTATTGTGCGAAGATGGCTGTTGTAGATGGTGTTTGTGCTAATTTACAGGATGATATAAAAAGTGCAATGCCATGTTGAGCAAAGGAGGAGTAAGATTTATGGATAATCAATTAATGAATCCATTGATTTGTGATGTAAAAAACATACTTGATACAGCGCGTAGTAATGTTGCGCGGGAAGTAAATAATGAACTGGTCGTTGCATATTGGAAAATTGGAGAGATAATTGTACGCTACGAACAAAATGATAATATCCGTGCTGCATATGGTGAACAGACTTTGAAACAACTATCCAAGGCATTAACCGTAGAGTTTGGTAAAGGATTTTCAAGGTCAAATCTGCAAAATATGCGTGCACTTTATTTGAACTATGAGAATTGCCAATCACTGACTGGCAAATTGACATGGACTCATTATTGTGAACTTCTGTCTATTTCTGATAAGAATAAGAGAGGTTTCTATGAGAAAGAAGCGATTAATGCAAATTGGTCTGTTCGGGAGTTAAAGAGACAGATTAATACTTCGTTATATGAGAGATTGTTGTTATCAAAGGGTGATGTTAACAAGGAAGAAGTGTTAAATTTGGCATTAAATGGAATTGAGATTAATGAGCCAAAGGATATTATAAAAGATCCATATGTATTTGAGTTTTTTGGTGTTCCAGAGAATAAACCAATGCTGGAAAGTGATTTGGAAAAGGCACTGGTTAGGCAGATTGAAAAGTTTCTACTTGAATTAGGACGAGGTTTCATGTTTGTGGGAACACAGCAGAGAATCACTATTAATAATACACATTATTATGCGGATATGGTGTTTTATAATAAGCCGTTGAAGTCATATGTGATAATAGAATTGAAAACAACTAAGTTAATGCCAGAAGCAGTAGGACAATTAAATATGTACCTTAACTACTACGAAAATGAAGTAAATGATGAGATAATAAACCAATAGGCATCATTCTTTGTACAGATAAAGATGCAATTGCAGCAGAGTATGCATTAGGTGGATTATCAACTAATATTTTTGCATCTAAATATACTTATTATATTCCGGAAAAGGAACAGTTGATAGCAGAGGTTGAGAAGGTAATAAGTCAGTGGCATGAAAAAGAGCAATAAACAGTAGACTTGCTCAAGAAGACACTATAGATGAAGTTTTGAGAAAAAAATTAAAATAGTGGGGACACGAAAAGGAGGGATACAATGGCTATATCGACATATAGAGAAAATCTTATACAGACAGTGCTAGATAATTCTTATGGTAACACATGGGAGGAAGCTGTTAATGAATGGGAAATTACAGACTGTGTAGAAGATAGAAGCAGGAAAGAAAGTTGTATTTGTGGAAAAGAAGAACTCAAATATTTATACGAAATACATAATGTTGTTACAGATAAATATTTGTATCCAATAGGAAGTTCATGTATTACAAAGTTTGAACGAGAGGATTTGTGTGAAGAAACTTCCGTTGCGGAGGGGATGTTTAAGTTACTTCATGCCGTTGAACAAAATGCGTATCTGGAATTATCCCCAGATTTATTTAGCAGAAAACTGCTTCGAGCGCTATATGAAAGAGGAGCATTTGTTCCAAGTAAATTTAATAATTATGATGGAACAAATGATTATGAGTTTATGCTGAAAATGTTTAATAAGCGTGATAAAAGCAGTATTACTCCTTTTCAAGAGAAAAAAATAAAAGCTATTCTTTTGAATTCTATAAAACCTTATTTGCAGAAGGAATTAAAAAATAAGATTGTGCGGTAAAATAAGATTAAAGAGCTAGAAGTTTAAGGAAAAATGGTGAAGTAAGCAGAAGAAAATTTATTTACAAAAATTGAGGATACAAATATGAATTATTTAGAAGGAACATATGGTGATTTGTTGGAAAAATTATATAACCAGAATTGTATAATTTGTTATCATATGAAGAAAAAGAAGAGATTGAAAATTTGCTTATAGAAATGGTATCTTCTGTTACTCAAGGTTATGAGAAAGAAGTGGGGAAAAATGAGTATTGTGGCGTTGAACTAAAATTTTCTGATGAAGTTAAATTTTCGATTAAATCGAGTTTACTACAGAACGAGAAGTATAGAGGACGGATAACATGCACGAGACTGAGCGTAATTGCGATGTATGAAATGTTTTATGGCATGAGTTATGAAGAAATAATAATTGATGGAAAGAATGTTGAGAATGTAAAAAAGATTTTATTTATGCATGCGTTGTATTGTATGATGTGGCATGAAATTGCACATATATATAAAGGACATTTGCAATTATTAGATAGTTGGGAAAAAGAAGGAACAAGAAAAGAACATCGCCTTGATATTCAAACATTGGAATGGGATGCGGATGCGTTTGCAGCAACTAAAGAGGCGGAGTTCATAAAATTATGTAGAAATGAAATATTGCCAAACGATAAAACTGATTTTGCAACCAAAATGATATGTGGCGCAATTCATGGTATGATATATTGGCAGCGTACAAGCAGAGATTTTGAGGAAATGGAAGCAAAGGAACATCCTCCATATCTGTTCAGAGAGGTAGCTATATTATCCAGTATCAGTGAGTTGTTAGGCAATAAAGAGGATATATTACAATATATTGTAGGATATGAAAATGCATTTAATAGAGTATTGAATGTACCTAATGAACTAGTAAAGAAATATTTTGATGAAGCGGTGCAAGAAAATAATTATCTGAGTAGCATTTCTGGAAGATGGCATGAACTAAAGAAAGAACTGACGAAGTATTCGTTGTTTCCTTTAGATGATATAGAAAGTCTGTAAATGCAAAATGGTTGGAATAATGCCTCCAAGTCCCCAAAAGATTTGGAGGTTTTCTTCTGCCCATTTTTAGAGGAAAGTAATTTCCGAAATAAACAATCTATGGTACAATATCCTAGAAGTTATCAACGGGATAAGCGGATCATAGAGAAAGAGCAGAACACAAATCACACGCAGGTCAGTCAGACCTGTATCTCAAAAACAAATCTAATCTTTTTCTATGGCAGGTGCAAAGTGATGCATCATGCTGATTTTTTGCAGGTCCCATAGGGGATTGTTGCATCATTTTAGAACCCAAACTTGACGAATAAGTCATGAGAAGTGCATCTTTATTGCACACTCATGGCATGTGGAGACTGTGGTAGGACTACACAGAAAGGATATGTAGAAATCCTTGAATTTACGCACTTTGTAGAGTTTTTCAGCTTCAACAGGATTGCTGAAAATCACAAGGCACTTTGCTATTGTAGGTAGAAGAATAGCGGTAGCGAGTGGGTAGTCAGTTGCAATGGCTGGCTACCTGCTTTTTTATATTCCGGTAACTTTATTCAGCAAAACAAAACCAAAGGTCGGTCTGTTAATGATTCCAAAGACCTGTGCATATATGTGGTTGACTGCAATCAGGTTGACCGTTTTATATTTTACAGAAATCTCCCTGACTTTTTAGTAAAAAAGACACTTCATA